GTTGAGTTTGCGACCAGATACCAGAACGCCACGCCGGAAGATCAAAAGAAGCTGCTTATCCAAGCGCAATTCTCTGCCAACCCGTATCTGACCAAGGGCGCGACGCATATCGGCGATTTGGCGGCAAAAGTTGATGCGTCCCAGACTACGGCAAACGCAAAAGCGCAAGCCGTAACGCCGGCTGTCAATAGCCAATACACCGAGCAGCTTAACGTTTATAAAACCACGGCGCGCACCGTTGACCAGCTCGACAAGAGCATCGCGCGATTGGATAGCGGCGACCTGAAGTTCGATCCCGTCAACAATATTTCGGACAAAGCGCGCAACTTTGTCGGCATGACCAGCGATCAAAGTCGGGCCAAGGCGGAATACCAGAACGACGTGCAGCGGCTTGCCAATGATACGCTGATGCTAGCAAAGGGGATGCAGACCGAGGGCGATGCTAAGCGCGCTTATGATATGATTGTCGGCAACTTAAACGATCCGAAGATCGTTCGCACTCAGCTTGAAAAACTGCGACAGATCGCGGCAGATAATCAAAACACGGCGGCGACATCGCTCAACATCGCGGGGAAGGCATATCCCGGCCTCGGGCATGAACCTGTTGCCATGTCTAGGGCTATGCCCGAGCGACCCAAGCCGGTTGACACTCCGCAGCCTCGCGCGCTCCGCGGCGCGGGCTTGCCGTCGCCTGGGTCGGCGGGTGCAGCACCAAGTGGAACCGGGCCGGGCACGCCAAACAGCCCGATTGTTGTAAGCAGCGTTGCCGATGCGTTGCGCCTGCCGCCCGGCACGTGGATCACTCGCCCTAATGGCACAATCGGCCAGGTGCCGCCGCGATGAACGCCGATCCGTGGGCCGCGTTCGACGTGGGTGAGCCAAAAGCCGCCGCACCCGACGAATGGGCCGCGTTTGATCCGCCCAAACCGGCGCGATCTGCACTAGGCCGCATCGGGCGATCACTTGCGCTCGGCACGCGCGACGTATTGGAGGGCGCGGCAGGTTTGCCGGGATTGGTCTACGACGTTGCCGCGCTTCCGTTCAACGCGGGCATTGCCGGCTACAACGCAATCACAGGCAGCAAGCAGCCCTATATCCCAACCGGGCAGCACCAGGCCGGGCGTATCCTCGACGCGGTGGGCATGCCCAATCCCGAGACGGACGGCGAGCGCATCGCATCGGCTATCACGCGCGGCGCATCGGGTGCATTGGCAGGCGCGGGCGTTGGCGGGGCTATGGCGGCGTCTCCCATGATCGGCGCGACTGGTCAGGCTATCGGGCGCGTTCTAGCCTCTCAGCCAGCCATGCAGGTGGCTAGCGGCGCAATCGGCGGCGGAGTGGGCGAAGCGACAGATAGCCCGGTGGCGGGCCTGATCGCGGGCGCGGCGACGCCGTTGACGGTTGCCGGGGCGCGGCGGGTGATTTCGCCGATTGCAAACGTCAATTTGCCTGGGCGGCAGGCGCTGATTGATGCGGCGGAGAGAGAGGGTATTCCTCTCACGGCAGGGCAGGCAACGGGCAGCCCGTTTCTAAAAAACGTGGAAGCGGTGCTTGAACAGATGCCGCTTACGTCGGGACCGCAGCGCGCCATCGGTGACAATCAGCGGAGAAAATTTATTGAAGCGGCGTGGCGCAAAGCCGGCGAAACTGCAAGCGACACCCTACCGGAAACCATCAAGGCGGCGCGCGACAGGATCGGCGGCACGATCGGCGCGATTGCTGATCGCAATAACATGATCTTCACGCCGCAGCTTGATGCGGAGTTGGCGGAAATATCCAAAAATCTGCGTTTTATGCCTCCCGAGGCCGCCGGTCCGGTTGGCGCGCGCATTGACCAGTTGCGTGGAATGGCAATTGGGAAATTTGCGCCTGCTGGGCCTCCGGTCAACAATCCGGGAAACGTTCCTGCATTATCTGCCGGGCCGGCGCAGCAAATGCCGCTTCCGACAATTCCGGGGCCGTCCTATCGGATGCTGGACAGCCAGATAGGCCAATCGATCCGGCAATCATCCAACGGCGACACGCGCGCGGCACTGACTGCGATCCGTGAAAAAATGCGGGCCGCGATGGATGCTAGCATATCGCCGAACGACAAAACTTCATGGGACACGGCGCGGCGTCAATACGCCAATATGTCGGTAATTGCCGATGCGGCAGGGCAAGCCGGAGCGAGTGCGGCAGAGGGCGTTATGTCGCCAGTCGCATTGCGTGGCGCGCTAACCAAATCCATTGGCAAAGGCGGTTACGAATTGGGGCGCGGCGATATGAACGACCTGGCGCGCATCGGACAAAGCTTATTGCGTGCGCCGGCTGACAGCGGAACGGCGGGCCGGTCATTTGCGCATAACATCCTGACCGGATCGCTCGGTTTAGGTGGCGCAGGCGCGGGCGCGGCAGTTGGCGGGCCGCTCGGCGCGATGGTTGGCGCGGCAGGTTCGGTTGCCATTCCGCGCGTTGCTCAAATGATGATGAACAGCGGACCGGGCCAAGCCTACCTGCGCAATCAGCTTGCCGTCGATCCGACCTTGACCAAAAACCTCGCCCGCGCGCTTGCACTTCACGGCGCAATTCAAAACAACAACACGACAGGCCGATAATCATGGCGACAGCGCAAACTGAAGGTGAGCGGCTCGCGTTGGCCATAAACCGCGCATCGTCCGATGCTATGGCGGCGTCTCCCATGGTTAACGCATCGGGCCAAGCCATCGGGCGCGTTCTAGCCTCACAGCCGGCTATGCAAGTCGCAAGCGGCGCAGTCGGCGGCGGAGTAGCTGAGGCGGCAGGCATGTTTGGGGTCGGCGCGACGCAGTTGATGGACAGGATCAGCAGAAACCCGGTTGGCACTTCTACGCTTTCCGGGATGCAAAATCAGGGTAATCAGTCGTCTTTTGATCCTGTCATTGGGCAATGGCCGACTGGGTTGCCGATGACGCAAAGTCAATACGACAACACCAAGACAACAAGCCTTAACCTGTTCAATCAATTGGCAAATATAGTTGCAGTGGGCGAGCGTCCTCCTATTAATATGCCTGTTCGTCCGGTTGCTCGCAGCCGCAGCGTCGGCTATAATCCTCCCGATATGCCGCAGCGCGCGCTGGGCAACGATTACCCGAACGGAGTGCGAACCGATGCCAACGGACGAATTACCCACGACATCGACGGAAACCCCCTCAACCCCGGTGCGATGGTCGCGGGACGTAGCCAGATGGACGGTGCGGGAGCGTTCCACGACAGGGGACTTGATCCGGCGTCCATTGAACGAGTTGGAAAGGACGCGGGAGGCGCGGAATTTTTGGAAGTTGCGCGCGGAGGCTTGCCATACAAAACAGCAGGAACCTTCAAAAAGGGCGTAAACCCTGAAACGGGTGATCCACAATCAGAAATACGCATACTAAGCTCCCAGTCGCCCGGCAACAAAGACATCATTGCCGGGCATGAAGTGGGGCACGCGGTAGACTGGCTTGCGAAAGACGTCAAAATCAATGGGATCAGCGCCGAACTTAAAACGGTTTACAACGAACTAAATAATCTGCAACGTAACGGAAAGCCAGTCACGCCGGAGACCTTTGGTTACAAAGGTGACGACGTATCGCGCGAATATATGGCCGAGGCCATGCGCGCATACATGCAAAACCCCAATTACTTTAAGAGCGTTGCTCCGAAAACAGCGGAACGCATACGCGAGCAAGTAAACCGAAACCCAATGTTAAAAAATGTTATACAATTCAACGGGGTCGGCGGCTTAATGATTGGCGCAAACAAACTTATGGATGGACCATAACCATGTCCTACAACGGCGCTGGCACGTTCCTCATCAACTCCGCTGGGCAACCCGTTGTTGCCGGCACAACCATATCAGAGACCGTGTTCAACGCGCTCACGGCAGACCTGGCCACTGGTCTTTCCACCGCGATCACCAAGAACGGCCAGACCACGCCGACCGCAAATATCCCCATGGGCGGCTTCAAGATTACCGGGCTAGGGGTCAGCACCACCGTCACCGACGCGGCGCGGGTGGATCAGGTGCAAGGCGGGGTTGGCACGTTCGCCGCGGCGACGTTCATTGGCACCGGGGGCGCCGCGCTGATTTCCGACAACATCGACATCACGCGCGACACCTCCAACGTGCCGGCCATCGCCTCGCAGTCCGTCATCCGGTCAAACTACGGCCTCGCTAACGCCAGCACCGTGTTCAGCATCGGGCATGCGTTCGGCGCAATCGGCGGCGCGGCCAGCGGCAACGTCTACGGGTTCAACGCCGTGGTGGGCGGCTACGGCGGAGCGGGCGGCTACCTCGTAACCGGCGGCGAAATCGACATCCAGAACTATGGCGCGGCGTCGGCAACCTACGGGATTACCACCAGCGTCTACGGGTTCGTCACCGTCGCATCGGGCGGGGCCATCGTGACGTGCGGATATTGGTGCTACGGCGCGACGGCGCCAGCCGGCCAAAACTACGGCATCGTCGTCGGCGGCAACACCACCACGGCGGCATACTACGACTATTCGTCCGCAACTGCGATGTTCTCCGGCAGCGGCGCGCGGGTGACCGGCATCGACCTGTCAACAGTCACATCATTCAGCAGCAGCTACGCCTTCATCGGGCCGAATGCGTCCTACCTCGGGTTCAAGAACAGCGGCGGCACCCCGACGCAGGCGATGGGCTTGAACGCCTCGAACATCCTGGTCATCGGCGCATCCAGCATGAGCAGGATCGTGGTCAACCAGACCGTGCAGCCAGCGGTCAACAACACCTACCAATCCGGCGACGCCGGCGCTGGGTGGGCATCGGTGCAGTCCTACGCCTATGTCACTCTGTCCGACCCAGTTCTGAAAAAGAACATCAAGACCCTGGAGGACATCGACACCGGCGCGGTGATTGATTTCGTTGCCCCGATCCGGTCGCAGTTCATCGTCGGGGGGTATGAGGAAGCCGCGGTCGAGGAAGAAGGTGACTTTCCGGTTTACGAGACCATCACCGAGAATGTCGGCGGGGTCGAGGATGTGGACGGCGTGCCTACTTGGGTGGTGCGGCTTGTCACGCGGCAAGAACAGATCATTGACGATGTTCTGCTTCTGGACGTTGACGGCAATCCGGCCATGGAAACCGTGCCCGCGCGCCAGGCCATCGAAAAGGACGGTGTTTTCATCAGGGCATATCAGGCGGAATACACCACCCAACGCGTTCACCGGCAGCCGCGCACTGAGCGGCGAATCGGGCTGGTCAAGCGGATGGTCCCGGTTGAAGGGCGGCGGACGCATTTTTCCCTGCCGGCCGATCAGTTGGCAAACGTGAAAACCATCATCGGCTGCGATTACGGCGGCCACATTCTCGGGGCTGACGGCATTCATGCCCGGTCAATTTCCGAGGAAATTCCGATCTTGTGGGAAGAAATTCGCCGGTTGCGTAAAAGACTGGCTGCGGTCGAGGGCGGAGGCTAAGATTAACGCAGCGATCGCGGTGTTGTGATGTTGGCCTGCTATGGGCGGGGCGTTATGTTTGAAGGGATGCCCCGCGATGTCGGAAACCCGCAATGAGCTGGCTGAAATATACCGCCGCTTGTCGGCGCTAGAGGCCCAATCCGCTGCGTCGAACGTTGAGATGCTGGCAGTCAAGGCGTCCCTCGACAAGTTAACCAGCAAAATTGACACGCAAACGACGATTATGCAGCAGATGGCGATGTCGATGGCCAGCAACTCTGCGGGCTTTCGGGTGGCGATCTGGATCGGTTCGGCTATGGCCGGGCTTGGGGCGTTCATTATTAACCATTTCATCCCGATCATCAAATAAGAGGCTGACATGATCCCCCTGCTCCTGACGCTAATCCCGTCCATTGCCAGCTTGTTCGCCGGGCCGACAGCCGGGGCCATCGCGGCTCAGGTCGGATCGATCATCACCAGCGTGACCGGCGTTGCAGATCCGCACACCGACGCGGGCCAAGCGGCGGCGATGATCGCTTTGACCGGAAAGCCCGAGTTGCAAGCGCAATTGCAGGCCAAGATCATCGACGCGCACCTTGACGCCTCCCGCGTCCAGGCCGAGGCGGACAAAGCCGACGCTGACGCCAGGACGGCGCAGATTGTGGCGGCAGTCGCGTCTCAGGCATCGGCGCGAACGCAGACCGTCGATCTGGTCAAAGCCGGTTCCGGCATCGCATGGGGCGCTCCGGTGGTGTCGTGCCTGATCCTGCTGGCGTTTGGCGGGATGCTCTACATCGTTATGTCAAAATCCATCCCAACAGGATCGGAACCGCTGGCGATGGTATTGCTCGGCACGCTTGCGGCGATGGCTACCCAGGTCGCAAATTACTGGCTCGGCAGCTCGGCAGGATCGGCGGCGAAAAACACCACGATCTCCGACGCCATTGCAGGAGGCGCTGCACCGCGCCCTTTGTCGTGACGGCTATTGCGATGGCTGCCCGGCTGATCCGGCAATGCGAGGGCTGTGTTTTGACGCCTTACGCTGACACGGGCGGGACTTGGACAATCGGCATCGGCTCAATTCACGATCTGGCCGGCAACCGGGTGACAGCCAACACCCCGCCGATCACTCAGCAGGATGCCGAAGATCTGATGATGGCGGAGTTGACGCCAACCGCCGCACGAGTCGACGCGCTGGTGACGGTGCCAGTCACGGACGGGCAGAAAGCGGCGCTCTACAGCTTTGCCTACAATGAAGGCGTCGGGGCCCTTGGAAAATCAACGCTGCTGAGGCTGTTGAACGCGGGCGATACTGCCGGCGCGGCGGCTCACTTTGCCGATTGGAATATTGTCGCCGGCAAAGTCAGCAAGGGGCTGGTCAACCGGCGTGCGTTGGAGGCTGCGGTATTTTTGCGGCGGGTGACGCCCTAGACGGTGCCGGGTTGGCCTCGTGCCATTCCGCCGCGCGCTCGATCCATGCCGCGATCTGCGCCGGCATATCGTATTCGCCCGTTGCCCAGCGTCGCACCTGACGCTCCTGCACCCCAAGGATGTCGCCTAGCCCGCGCTGCGACCAGTGCAGCGCGGTGAGGCATTCGCGGAGGCGGTCGGGGGTCATGCCGCCAGCCACGCGATTGCCGCAGCCTCGGTGTCGAACGATTGGCCTGGGACAGTAGACGCGGTCGGTTGCGCCTCCCATAATTTAGCGCCGGTCAGTGGCGGGAAAATCAGCCCTTTGTGCTCGCTGCCCTGATAGACAGACACCAGGGGGTCAATTTCGTGGCGGATGATGGTCAGGTTGCCGGTTTTCGTGGTGCTCATCGCTCGTTCCTCCGTTGCGGCGGGGCCGAAGCCCCGCCTGTTGTGGGTTAGGCGCGGATCGCGAATTTGCGGGTCTCACCAAAATCGTCAAAAATCCAGCCGCTGTTTCCGCTGTGCCAGACAATCTCGCCGGTCTCGGGTTCGTCATCGGTCAGCGTGCAACCAGTCTCGACCTCAAATTCGATCGGGTCGCAGTTGGCTTCGGCGCAGTAGACAGCAACGGCTGCATTGATGTCAGCGCCGTCCACGACGGTCGCCAGAAGCATGTCGGAGCCAATCGCGAGCGTGTAGGTTTTGGTCATCGGTCTAAATCCTCGATCTGGCCGGGGCCTATCCCCTTGCCGGTAAAAGCATATTGAGCGCAAAACGCGGACAACTCAACCCCTAATCTGCATCCGCCGCGATTTATTTTCGGCTTCAAATGATACACATTTCAGCCCCGTGTATCCGCCGTTTTTCGCGCCGTCTTTTGCCCGCTTTCGTGCAACCAACTCCGATCTTTGCTCACATAACATGTTGTTTTTAAGCGGTATGTTTTTCTACAACGGAAAGCTGCAAGCTGTATATGCTTGAAATCATTGGGAGTTTTATGGGTGATTTTGCAAAACGGCCAAAGTTGGCAAAACAAAACTAAAAACGCTTTACGAGCCTGACAATCGCCGCCGTCGCCAGCTTTTTCTGGTCC